GCAACGCGGCCGATGATTCTGGATAGCTGGCGATACGGTTTTGTTGAGACAGAGGACGGCGTGCAGTTTTCTTTCTCCGACTCAGGCCCATTTGTCGCATATGAAGCTGCCGCCGACTGCCTCACAGTGCTTCAAGACGAGAAGTTAGCGCTGCGGGATCACAAGCTCGAACTTAACCGACGGATAGAAGACAGAGACGCTGTGATTACCGAGCTGAAGGAACAGTTGGCGGGATGGCATAGCTGTCAGTCCGATCATGCTCCTGACGGGCTTACTCCCGGAAGTAAGTGGCAGCACTACACGCACGGCGTATTCACGGTGATCGGGCTCGCCAATTTGCACGATGCTGAGGAAGCTATCACGGTCGTGTATTCGGATGACAAACGCCGAGTCGGCACGAAGCCCCTCGATGTGTGGCGCCAGGTCACGACCAGGATCGGGTGATGGGCGACATCGACTTCTCTCATCACTACTTCGTCGCCATGATGCAAGTCACGGTCGAAGAGATTGACAGCCTTTTCATCGAATTGTGGAGATCGTTATGGTCGGTATAGGGAGCATCATGAATACCTCGAGGCGGAATGCTAGGAGGGCGAAGTATCCAAAGTTCGACAAAATGATCAAGCCGAATTACAGTAAACCGGGCAAGTTGGTCAAGCCGGAGAAAGTGGCTACGCTGCCGTCGAAGAAAAAGAAGAAAACGCCTGGGGAGAAAGCGGTCGCCCGCAAGCGACCTGCCAAACGGGCGTACCCGGAGTTCGTGATTCAGTGCACTTTGGCTGCGTTGCTGAGACAGCATTACGTCGAGCTTCTCTGGTTCGCAATCCCGAATGGAGGCAGACGGGCGCCGCGGGACGCGAAGCGTTTCAAGGATATGGGCGTACGCCGCGGTGTGTATGATATATTTGTCTCTGAACCGACTCCGGTTTACTCAGGTCTCTATGTCGAGATGAAGGCGCCCAAGGGATCGCTCAGCGATGAGCAGAAAGATTTCCGGGATATGGCGCAGGCTCGCGGTTACAAATGCGTAGAAGCGACGTCAGCTGTCGACGGGCTTCGCCTGATCGAAGAGTATCTCGGAGTTCCGAAAGCGGGTCGCGTGTCAAGTCTGATCGTTCGGAAAAAAGCCAAAACGAAGTCAGAATAACAGCTAGGGTTTATTTGCTCTCAGCGGCGCAGTATAGTCCGTCGTATTATTGGGCCTGAGTATGCGCGGAGCATGGGGAAGAAGAAGGAAGTCATACCGGCGGATCTGTTCGTCAAGCCCCCGCGCGCGCTTACGCTAAAGGCGAAAGCCGACTTTACCGAATTCGTCAGACAGTTTCCGCCCAGCTACTTCATCGAAGCCGATACTCGTCCAATCGTCTACCTCTTGGCAGCAATGCGCCGCCTCGAGGAGGTAGACTCAGAGCTTCACCGCGTAGAATTCCTGATCACAGAAAACGACATGGGCACCGAGTCGGTTCACCCGTTGTGGAAAGTGCACTGCGATCTAGTCAAAGAGATTGCCACCTGGTCGGCGTACCTGCGTGTGACGCCGATGATCCGGGAGCCGTTGATGGTAGGCGCGGGCAGGACAGGGAAGCGCGACATCAAGATGGTCTACAATTTTTCAGCTGCGGCTCCTTCGACCAACCGCAAGGAGCTGACTCTTGCAGGCAATTAACGAAGACCTGTTCCGTACGTATGTCGATGATTTCGGTAGTGACATTGTCGAGATCCACTGGACGCCTCCGCAATCGGAATTCCTACAGTCGACCTGCACGTATCCGCTGTTCGTAGGCGGGTTCGGATGCGGCAAGACGACGACCATGGCAGGCGCTATGTACGACGACCTGATCCGGTACCCAGGAGCGTGGATCGCGGGATACGCTCCGACCTACGATCTGCTAACCCTGGTGACGATCCCAGCTGTGCTGGAATTCCTCGACGCCATGGACATGCCGCACGACCACAACAAGTCGCGGTACCTGATCGATGTGCACGACTATGGCCGATTCATTTTCAGATCATTAGACACCCCGAAACGCATCGTCGGTTATCGGACATTGCGAGCTCACATTGACGAAATCGATACTCTGCCGAGGAAGAAAGCGGAGGACGCTTGGAACAAGGTCATCGCCCGTAATCGCCAGAAGCTGAGACTTCCAGGAGGAGGCGGATACGCGAAGAACCGCGTGTCGGCGTACACCACCCCTGAGGGATTCTCGTTCTGCTACGATCGGTGGGTGAAGAAGCAATCACCCGGGTATCAGATGTTCAAGGCGTCGACTCGGTCTAACCCCCATTTGCCTGAAGATTATGTGGATAACTTGATCGCGACGTATCCGGCCAATTTGATCGAGGCGTATGTCGAAGGCGAGTTCGTCAACCTGACCAGCGGTGCGGTCTATCCGATGTTTGATCGGGAGCTGAACGGGTGCGATACTGAGGTCCAGGGGAATGAGCCTCTCGATGTCGGGATGGACTTCAACGTGATCAAGGGCGCGGCGGGGATTCACGTACGCCGAGGCAAGGAGGTCCACTGCGTTGACCAGATCTACAATGCGTACGACACCGATGCGCAGATCGCCTACCTCAAGCAGAAGTATCCGCACAACCCGATCACGATCTACCCCGATGCGTCGGGTGACAGCAGGTCAAGTTCAAATACCACTGAGAGCGATATCGCAAAATTAAAGGCGGCGAAATTCCGGGTGAAGATGCCCAACGCCAACCCACTGATCAAGAATCGGGTCGCTTCATTCAACGCGATGATCTGCAACGGCGAAGGCGTCCGCAGGTACAAAGTCAACATCAAGAATGCACCGAATGTAGTGGAAACATTGGAGCAGCAAGTGTACGACGACAACGGAATGCCTGACAAGAAGTCGAACCTGGATCACATAGGTGATGCATGCGGGTATTTCATCGATTACGAGTTCGGAATTTCTAAACCCAAAGCAACAGTTACAACCATCGAGGGCGGATACTAATGAGCGTCAAGAAACCACATACACGACACAAGGATTACGCGACTCGCGTATTCTCCATGCGGCAGGTCAGAGATTGCGTAGCGGGTAGTGACGCAGTCAAACGGTCGAACATCTTGTACCTGCCTATGCCTACTGCAATGGCGGCATACAGGAGCAAGACCGGGAACACGACCGCGAAGACGGTTGTCGACGGCGCTGCGATTACCGACGCGCCTTGGTACCATGAGAACCCGGTCTACAGCGCGTACATGCATCGGGCAAAATTCCCGGATATGACATCGCACACGTTGCGAGGTCTGGTCGGTGTCGCCACACGCAAGCCTCCGCAGGTCACGTTACCGACCGCGCTTGCGTACCTGGACACCGTAGCGTCGTTATCAGGCGCGACTCTAGCCGAGGTGTTCAAGGCTACGATCAGCGAGCTGCTCCAGGTGGGAAGGCACGCCCTCGTACTCGACATCAGGCCTTCCGACAACAGCCTGTACATCGCACAGTACTCGAGTGAGTCATACATCGACTGGAAGGAGGAAGTTATCGACGGCGTGCGCAGGCAGACGTACGCCGAATTCACCGAAGACGATGATGAGTCGGAGAAGGGCGAAGACAAGTGCAGCATGGCGTATTCCCTCGAGGCGAACGAAGAAGGCAAGCGGGCGTGCATGATTTACCGCTTCAGGAATGGCGCCCTGGAGCCCGGCTATCCGAAGCCCCTACTACTCCAAGGCAAGCCGGTCCCGTTCATCCCTGTGGTGAACGTGGGCGCCGAGGAGAACACCCCGTCGATGGACTTCATTCCGCTACTCGGGATAAGCGACTGCGCGTTGGACATCTACCGGCACAGCGCCGACCTGAACCAAGCGCAATTCATGACCTGTAATCCAACGTTGGTGTTCATCGGGGTTGATTCCGATTCCGCGCCCACTGTTGTTGGATCGACCGTCGGAATTTGCTTGTCGTCCTCGGAGGCTGACGCGAAGTATCTGCAAACCGACGCGGCTGCAATCACGCTAACGAAGAATTACATCGACGGTGTATTCGCTGAAGCGATGTCGTATGGCGCGTCGTTACTAGGTCCGTCCAAGCGTGCTGCGGAATCGGCCGAAGC